CCTCAGCTACGTCCAACTTTGAGTTAGGTGAAGTTATTGACCTTGGTAACAGTATTTTAGGGGGTGATGGAGTTTTCCCAAATGGGCCTGACCTTCTAACAATAGCCGTAAAGGTTCTAGACACTAGTGGTATTAACGCATCAAACCAATTTAAAGCCTCAGCCAGAATATCTTGGGCTGAGTCTCAGGCATAGGAATAAAGATATGGCAACACCAAATTCAAGAGCTGCATTAAAAGAACATTGTCTTAGACAGTTAGGAAAACCTGTCATTGAAATTAATGTTGATGATGACCAAGTAGATGATAGAATTGATGATGCACTACAATATTTTTCACAATACCATTATGATGGTGTTGAAAGAGTTTATCTTAAACACGCAGTAACACAAGCAGAGATTGACCGAGCAAAAACAAACGCATCTGTGACTGCAACTGATAAAGTAGATAATAGTATTACTGCAAGTTGGTTAGATGGAAAAGGTTTTATTCCAGTTCCAGATAGTGTATTATCGGTTGTAAAAGTTTTTGATTTTAATGATAAGAATACAACAAATATGTTTGATGTTCGTTATCAATTAAGATTAAATGACTTATATGATTTTAGTAGTGAATCTATTATTCACTATGAAATGACTATGAGACAATTAGATTTCTTAGACCATATTCTTGTAGGTGAAAAACCTATTCGTTTTAATCAGCATCAAAATAGATTATATATAGATATGGATTGGTCAACAGATATTACTGCTGGTGAATTTTTAATTATTGAATGTTACCGTAAACTAGACCCATCAACATATACAGACATATTTAACGATATTTATTTAAAAAGATATACAACTGCACTTATCAAAAGACAGTGGGGTGCAAATCTTTCTAAATTTGAAGGTGTACAAATGTTAGGTGGTGTAACACTCAATGGTGCAAAATTGTTTGAGGAGGCTCAGGCAGACATAGAAAAGTTAGAAGAACAAATTCAACTTGCGTATGAACTACCACCTAATTACATGATAGGATAATTTAATGCCGACAAATGTATATTTCGACACTGGAACAAGACCAGAACAACATCTCTATGAAGACTTAATGATAGAACAGTTGAAGATTTATGGTCAAGAAGTGTTTTATATTCCCAGAACATTAGTCAAAGAGGATAATCTTTTTGGAGAGGATACTTTGTCTAAATTTGGTGATGCATATCTTATCGAAATGTATTTTGAGAATGTAGAAGGATATGAAGGTGAAAAAGAAATTATGTCCAAGTTTGGTTTACAAATGAACGAGGATGTAACCTTCGTAGTTGCAAGAAGAAGATTTGAACAATTAGTATCACATGACTCTAATTTAATTGTAAAAACAAGACCGAATGAAGGTGACTTGGTTTACTTTCCAAAAGTAAAAAAAATATTTGAAATATCTTTTGTAGACCATGATGACCCATTCTATCAAATTCATAATGTACCAGCATTTAAACTAAAGTGTAAGACTTTTGAATATTCTAGTGAAGATATTAATACAGGTATTGCAGAAATTGACGCAATCGAAACAGACAATTCACTAGACCAACTTGCGTTCCAACTTTCATTAGAAGATGGAACTGGTGCATTACTTACAGAGACAGGTGACTATATAATACAAGAAGCTTATGTTGTTGATACTGTAGATGAAAATGCAATGAATGATTTCTTTGATAAACAAGATGATACCATTTTAGACTTTACAGAGTCTAATCCTTTTGGTGATGTAGGGAAAGTAGGATAATATGTTAGGACAACAATTTTACCATGAAACAATGCGAAAGGTTGTAGTAGCCTTTGGTACTATTTTCAATAATATAAACATTGTAAGAACAAATAGTTCTGGTGTGGTTACGCAAAGTATGAAAGTGCCTCTTGCGTATGGCCCGAAACAAAAGTTTTTAACAAGACTTAGAGAAGACCCAAACCTTAATAAAAAGGTTGCGTTGACTTTACCCAGAATGGGATTTGAAATTTCTGGTATCTCATATGACCCTTCTCGTAAATTAAATTCTATTCAAAAAATCAAAAAAACTAACTCTTCATCTGAAGGTAAAACTATGAGTTCACAGTATATGCCTGTTCCATATAATATGGATTTTGAACTTGTAGTCATGGCAAAAAGTTCTGATGATGCATTACAAATCGTAGAACAAATTTTACCTTTCTTTCAACCAGATTATACAATTACGTTAAACGATAATACTGCAATGGGAACTACAAGAGATGTTCCAATTATTTTAAGTGGTGTATCATATGAAGATTCCTATGATGGTGATTTTAATGATAGAAGAGTTTTAACATATACAATGTCATTTACTGCAAAGTTTTATCTATATGGCCCAGTTACAGACCAGAAGGTTATTAAACAAGTTCAAGTTGACCAATATACAGATTTACCAGTTAATGCACCAAAGAGAGAACAAAGATATACAGTTACACCAAATCCAGTAACCGCTGATGCAGATGATAATTTTGGATTTAATGAAACTACATCTTTCTTTGAGGATGCAAAGAATTACGATGAAACCACTGGTACGGATACAGATGATGCATAAATATATTAGTATTAAAGGAGAGATTTAATGGCGACAGCAACTGAAGCATTAGAATCATTAGGTATTACTAGTTGGGTTCTGCGTGGAAATCCCACTACAGAAGAAGAATTTAAGTCAATGTTTAGAAAAGTCACTGGTGCAGATGCAAATGGTAGTGCAATTGAAAGTGATAACCCTAGTGAGTGGGGTGGTCTGACTTGGAAAAAAATATCTGATGAAATTAAAAAACTAGAAGCAGCTGCACCTTTGGTAGAACTTCGTAGACAAAGAGATGCTAAACTTGTAGAAACAGATTGGTATGCACTTTCCGATATTACAATGTCGGATGAAATGAAAACTTATCGTCAAGCACTTCGTGATTTACCAGCACATAGTAATGGCAAAAATGCAACATTGAAAGATGGAGTTTTAGGGAATATATCATGGCCGGAGAAACCGAAAAGTTAAATGTGCTTGACAATGTTTTGGGAATTACTGATGTTGTGGAAACAACGACTTCCACAGTAACTTTACCAGAGGTCAAAGTTCCAGAAGAAGTCGATAATGATTATGAATACCAACGTAAAAATTTTTATCAGTTGGTAGAAAGAGGACAAGATGCAATTGATGGTATTCTTGAACTTGCAAAGGAAAGTGAACACCCAAGGTCTTATGAGGTTGCTGGTCAATTAATTAAGAATGTTGCAGATGTTACAGAAAAGTTAGGTGAGTTACAACTTAAAATGCAAAAGTTAAAAGAAGTACCAAGTAACGCACCAAAAAATGTAACAAACGCATTATTCGTAGGTTCTACTTCAGAACTGCAAAAAATGTTGAAGGGGAAATAAATGTCACTATTAACAACAATTGGAAACGGTGCTATTAATGGTGCATCTGTTACGTTAGCAGATGGAGATTTAACTGCAACTGATAAGTTGATAGTATTTGATACTTCTGCATCTGTGTTAAAAAGAGTTAATTCAAGTGCAGTTTTACAGGGTTCTGGGTCATACTTAGGTGATACTGGTGCTGGAACTGCTGATATTATTCGTGTTCATGAAAACGAATTAAATACTAGTGGAACAATAGCTGCAAACTTTAATGGTTTAGCGGCAGGGCCTTTAACAATTGGAAGTGGAACAACACTTACAATTGAAGGTGAATTATCGGTGGTCTAATATGAGTAAAATTTCAGTAACAACAATAGCAGGACTAACAGCTGGTGCAGATGCAAATCAAGTTAAAATAGAAAGTGGCGATTCATTACAGGTTGTATCTGGAAACTTTACAGTAAGTAATGGAGCTAGTACATTTGGTGGAAGTTTACTACCAAGTCAAGATGACACCTATGATTTAGGTTCTGCTTCAAAACAATGGAGAGACATTTATACTGGTGACTTAAACCTAAATAATACAAAGACAAGGAACAATGAAGTAGACGGAACATCTGGTTCATGGACAATACAAGAGGGTTCTGAGGATTTATATTTGTTGAATAGACTGAACGGTAAAAAATATAAATTTAAGTTAGAGGAGATAAATTAATGGCTTTAATCGTAGGCGGAACTGCTGTAACAGGAACACAAACTTTAGATGCTACTAAACTAACTGGAAACTTACCAGCGCTTGATGGTGGAAGTTTGACGAATGTAGGGTTAGCTGCAGCAAATTTTGTTGCGGGCTCACAACTTATGGGAGCAAACGTAAGTAAAAATATTACTGCACCAAACCCTGGCGTTGCTTTTGGTGTTGGTGGCGCTAATCAAAATTTTGCATCCTGCTCAAATGGAACAACAATGGATATTGGGAATGTTGGCAACAACAGCGGAAGTTATTCCCATTGGGTTACAATTGCAGGCTAATAGGAATTTAAAATGGCATCAACATTAAAAGTAAATACAATCGCACATACTGGTGGAACAACTGGAATAAATATTGACGATGGTGGTTATGTAACAAAACCAACACATCCTGCCTTTGTTGTTTATCATGATGGTCAAGGTTCTGTTATATCAGAGGGAGGAAATGTTGATGGAAGATTTTCTTTTAAAAGAACCGAATTAAATATAGGTGGTAATCCTTCTGGTCTTAATGGAATTCAAAATCATTTCAAAGCACCAGTGGCTGGAACTTATCATTTTCATTTCTGTGGTTTTGCTTGTGGGCCTAGTAATGGTGGTGATTGTCCAGATGCACAAAATAATCACTTTCTTATTGTAAGAGCTTCTACTGCATCTGGAATTAAAGCACCTGCTTCTACTGGTACAACTTCAACAATAGTTGCACAGTCTTTTTCAGAAGTTAAGAATAATACTGGTAATACGACTACATATCCTAACATGGCCATGTCTGGAACGTGTTTTCTTGCAAAGGATGATTGTGTTGGAATGGTAATTAAAGAAGGTTATATGTATGCACCAGCAAATACTCTTACATCTAAACACCCAAAATTTGGTGGATTTTTGATAGGATAGAGATATGACATCAACATTAACAGTAGATACAATTCAAGGTTCAACTAACGCAGAAAATGTAAAATTGCCAAAAGGTTGTATATTACAAGTAAAACAGACATTTTACAATGATAATACCATAACTTTTGCTATGACTGATGGTTTTGTAGATATATATTCAGTAAACATTACACCTAAGTTTGCTACCAGCAAAGTTTTAGTAACAATTGATGTTAACGTAGGTCATTTAGATGCTTACTCTGCATTAATTAGATGTAGGAGAAACAGTACTTTTATTGGTGGTGGACAAATAGGTGGCACTAATAATAATCATTTCACAAATATTTGGTTTAATGTAAGAGGCCCTGGCGTTGGTGGAACTACTTTCTCTTATGCGCCTGTATCCTGTTCGCAATCTTTTTTAGATGAACCTGCTACAACGAGTCAACTTACATATACTGTAGTGGCAAGACAATCAGATTCCGCTGGTGGTTCTGGTACAACAGCTGGTAAAGCCGGAAGAATTAATATAGCACCTGATTTTGTAAACGCTACTTATTCAAGTCCGACATCATCTGCTATTACTGTTATGGAGATTGCACAATGACATCAAAAATAAGAGTAGACCAAATTGAAAATTCTAACGGTGCTAGTGATGTTGCTTTTACTGGT